TGTCAAAAAGTATATCAGGGTCATGACCGTAAAGTTACAAAAGATGTTGTAATATCTACATGGCAATCCCTCTATAAAATGCCGAAGTCTTATTTCAATGATTTTGGTTGTGTCATAGGGGACGAGGCTCATCTGTTTAAGGCAAAGTCTCTTACTGGTATTATGACTAAGTTACACCTATGTAAGTACAGGTTCGGTCTTACAGGGACGCTAGACGGTACACAGACGCATCAGTTAGTATTAGAGGGACTATTCGGTCCTGTTGAAAAAGTAGTTACCACAAAGGAGTTAATTGACAAAAAAACTCTTGCTGACTTAAAAATAAAATGTATAATATTGAAACATTCAAATATACGGGGAAAAATGGATTATGCTGAAGAACTGGAATATATCGTTACTCACGAAGGCCGAAAGAACTTCATTATTAATCTACTACATCATCTTCGCGGGAATACTCTTTGTCTCTTTCAGCTTGTAGAAAAACATGGTAAACCCCTGCATGAAGCTGCAGAAAAAATAATCATAGACCGTAATATATATTTTGTCTATGGTGGAACTGATACAAACACTAGAGAAGAGATAAGGGCCTTAATTGAGAATGCAAAAGATTCTATCGTCATTGCGAGTTACGGCACTTTTAGCACTGGTATCAATATTCGCAATATTCACAACATCGTGCTCGCTTCACCAAGCAAAAGTAAGATTAGAGTATTGCAGTCTATCGGCCGTGGATTGCGGAACGGTACGAATAAAGATTCCGTTCTAATTTTTGATATCGCAGATGATTTGACTTTTAGGAATCAGAATAATTTTACTCTTAATCACTTTCAAGAACGCATCCAGATTTATAACACAGAACAATTCGACTATGAAATTAGCAAGGTAAATCTATAATAGTTATATCTCCATTATATAATACCATAAATACAAATGAAAGGTAATACTATAATGAATACAGATGCATATAAAGTCTTAAAACTCATTAGTGGTGAAAACATCATTTGTGAGCTCACCGAAGATGATGGTAAGTATGAGATTTCGAACCCATTGCTAATGCATGTACATCCCTCTATATCAAAGAGTGGGATGTCAGAATCTTTGATGCTCTCGCGTTGGGTTCAACCTTTTACAGAACAAGAATCGTTTGCAATCGACCCGAAACATGTTATTATTATGTTACCCGCCTCTCCCGGCTTAAGTTTATATTATGAAGGTGTACTGAATAAAATAGAAGGTGCTATGGAAGAAATATCAGCAATGGAGGATATTGATATTGATATTGATACTGATAAAGAAGAAATTTACGATGAACTTCTATTAAAACTGAATGTAGAAGCTAAATCAATACATTAGCATATATTTCTTAAACCCAGACAAGTAAGTATAACATCAGTTTTATGAGGAGTCAAGGGTCTTTTATATTTTAATGAACCTTGACTTTTAATTGATTATGTAGTATAGTGGTATTAATCAAAGGAGAGTACTTGTGGCAAAATTAAAAGGCGAACATTACGTTGATAACAAAGTTTTTCTAACAGCGATGGTTGAGTGGAAAGGAAAATGCAAAGTAGCATTGGAAGTTGATAAACAGATTCCTCCTGTTACAAATTACATAGGTGAGTGTTTTTTAAAGATTGCAACTCATTTATCTTATAGGCCCAATTTTATTAATTATACATACAAGGATGATATGATTTCAGATGGCATCGAAAACTGTTTACAATATGCTTCAAACTTCAATCCAGAGAAGTCGTCGAACCCTTTCGCATACTTCACCCAAATTATCTACTACGCCTTCATCCGAAGAATCCAAAAAGAAAAAAAGCAAACCCACGTTAAAAATAAAATCATAGCCGGTGCTAATTATCAATCATATGATACCATGCCTGGCGATTCAACAAGTTATAATATATCAAATTCTTTTGCTATAGAAAATCTTCCACAAGAAGATGTATACAAGCCTAAGAAACCTAATAATAATAAGGATAAAAAAGGTTTAGAGAATTTTATGGAAGACAAACATGTTGCAATAAGAGGATACGATTAACTTGAAGCTTGCAATAATCACTGACACGCATTTCGGAGCTAGGTCTGATAATCAGAACTTTAACGATTTCTTCTACAAATTTTATGAGAACACTTTCTTTCCTACTTTAAAGGAAAGAGGCATCACTGCCTGTGTTCACATGGGCGACGTAGTAGACCGCCGTAAGTTTATTAGCTTCAAGATTGCCAGTGACTTTCGTAAGAGGTTCATTGGTCGTTTTCAAGAGCTGGGTATTGATCTACACATCATCATCGGCAATCATGACACCTACTATAAGAATACCAACGAAGTCAATTCGATGGAAGAGTTGGTAGGTTCTGACAGGTTCAACATTTACACCACTCCAACGGTTGTAGAATTTGATGGATGTCCTATTCAGTTTATGCCTTGGATTAATGCCAATAACTATGATGAGTCTATGGCTGCGTTGCAACATTCGTCAGCACAGATTTTGATGGGGCATTTAGAAGTAAATGGTTTCGAAATGCACAAAGGTCATATTGCAGAAGGTTCATATGACAAGGAACTGTTTCGTAGGTTCGATCTATGTTTTAGTGGCCACTTTCATCATAAATCCGACGATGGTCAGATATATTATCTGGGAACTCCGTATGAGATTACTTGGAGTGATCACAATGATCCAAAGGGGTTTCATATCTTTGATACATCGACACGCGAATTGGAGCGTATTGTTAATCCGTATACTATTCATGAAAAGATTTTCTATGATGATACTACAACAGATTATGCCAAAGAGGATGTGTCTAAGTATAAGGACAAGTATGTTAAACTAATTGTGGTGAACAAGAAGGACTTATACCAGTTCGACAAGTTCACAGATAGGTTGCTACAGGCAGATGCATACGAAGTCAAGATTATCGAAGACTTCTCTGAGCTGGATGCTGATAATGTATCAGATGACATTGTAGAGAATACCGAAGATACAATGACGCTACTAGAGAAATACATTGACCAGCTGGATGTTACATTGAGCAAGGACCGATTGAAGAACACGATGCGGTCACTTTACAGCGAGGCGCAGGACTTGGAGCTATGATATTATAAACTTTGAGACGGTGAGATGGCGCAATTTTCTTTCAACGGGCAACCAGTTTACAGAGATACAGTTAGATAGAAATTCAACCACATTGATTGTTGGTGAGAATGGTGCGGGCAAGTCCACTATTCTTGATGCACTGTGTTTTGGTTTGTTCGGCAAACCATTTCGCAATATCAACAAGCCCCAACTACTAAACTCTGTCAACGGTAGTACAGCAGTGGTTGAGGTTGAGTTTCGAATTGGTTCCAAGAAAGTCAAGGTCATTCGTGGCATCAAGCCAAATATCTTTGAAATTCATATTAACGGTAAGTTGTATAACCAAGACGCTAACTCGCGTGATTACCAGAAGTATCTTGAACAGCAAATCCTAAAGTTAAACTATCGCAGTTTCACACAGGTTGTTATTCTGGGGTCATCCACATTCATTCCCTTTATGCAACTAAAATCTAAACATCGTCGTGAGGTCGTTGAGGAGATTCTTGACATCCAGATTTTTTCCCTGATGAACATGTTGCTGAAACAACAGTTGAAGACCATCTCTGATGATATGCGTGAAGTGGATTATCAGCATAAGCTGACCGCTGAGAAGATTATCCTTCAAGAAAAATATATCGATGAGATGTTTATGCATAAGGAAAATCTTATAAAGCAAAAAACCTCACTTATCGAAGGGAATGAGGAAGAGGTTTTCAAGAAGAATCTGGATATTAAGTCTCATGCTACAAACAATGGTGAACTTCTTTTCCAGATTACTGACACTGATAAAGTAAATACCAAGCATACCAAACTAAAAGACATTCATTCGCAATTGAAAGAGAAGCATCGAGCCCACACTAAACTTGTTGGTTTCTTTGAGAGTAATGAGGACTGCCCAACCTGTCAGCAGCACATTGATGAAACCTTTAAATCTTCTATGATTGATAAGAAGAAAGGTGAAGCAGATAAGGTCACTTCTGGAATGAAAGAGCTCAAAGAAGAGTTGGACAAGATTACTTTCCGACAGAA